AGTAGTTGCACCAGCCACATCGACTGCACCTGAGAAGTCACCAGTTGCAGCATCAAGTTCCCCAGTGATGGTAAAATTACGACCACCTGTATAATCTTTATTAGCATCCAATACCATTGCTTTACTTGCGATGGCATTACCAATTGCAGTTGAACCTAAATCAAGTGCATTAATTTCACCAGCAACAGCTGTAACACTTGTTAAGTCTGTCGGTGCAATTGTGATGTTAGCAGTACCATCAAAACTTACTCCAGCAATTGTCCTTGCAGTTGCTAGTGCAGTTGCTGTAGATGCATTACCCGTTAAACCACCAACAAATGCTGTTGATGTAATGCTTGTTGCGCCAGTAACCACACCAGCGTCAATAACAATTGCACCATCAAGAACAATCTGCTGGCCTGATAATGGTGTAATTGTCAAGTCTGTACCAGCAGTACTGGTTATCGCATTCCCGTTGATATTAATATTATCTACTTGGAGTGCAGTCAATGTTCCTACTGAAGTGATATTTGTTTGTGCTGCACCAGTAACGGTAGCAGCAGTGCCTGAAGTATTACCAGTCACATTACCAGTTAATGTACCAACAAATCCTGTAGCAGTAATTTTACCAGTGCTTGGGTTGTATGTTAAAGTTCCGTCCGATTCCAACCCAAGATTACCACCATCAACATCACCACCAGCAGTGAAGATGAGAGCATTGTTCTCATTTGTAGATTCGTTATCTGTTATTGTAACGGTTGTTGCTAATGTTGCAAGGGCTACGGCAATATTTGCTGTTCCATCAAAAGAAGTTCCACCAATAGTTCTGGCAGTTTCTAGTGCTGTAGCAGTGGATGCATTACCAGTAAGAGGTCCAGCAAATGCGTCAGATGTAACTGTTCCATCGAAGAAAGCATCTTTAAATTCTAATGAACTTGTGCCTAAATCAATATCATTATCTGTTACTGGAGCTAACGCACCATCTATTAACTTTATTTGGTCTGCACCACCAGCTCTAAATATAATATTATTATCTGTTGCAAAATCTATATCATTGTCGGCATCTCTACCTATAACCAAACTTGTGTTAGTTAAAGAAGTAATTGTTGTTTGTGATGTACCTAAAACAAAATCTAAAGTATTATCCCCATCTTCGTATGTAACAGTAATTCCAGTTTCAGTATTACTTCCCACCATTGCACCGACAGTATCAGAAATAGTTTCTGCTAAAGTCGCACCATTGACGGTGATTGCGTCTGCTTCTAATGTTCCGTCAATATCAACATTACCAGAGATATCTAAATCTGCCATAGTAGCAGTTCCAGTTATTGTTGGTGCAGTTAAAGTTTTATTTGTAAGAGTTGCTGTTGAAGTTGTTGAAACTAAAACTCCGTCACTTCCAGACGGTAGTGTAAGAACATTATTTGCAGATTCAGAGTGTGGTGCCCCTATAAGTGTTTGAGCGTGAGCGTTTGAAGACTCACAATAGAATTTTATTTGTGAAACTGCTGAGCCATTGTTTTTGAGGTCGATAAGGCCACCAGTTAAGAACAAATTGCCTCCATCTAACATATCTAAGGTAAATGGAGTAATTGTAGCTCCACCATCATTACCTTTGATTACAAAATCTTTATCAGATACCGCAGTTGTGATTACATAATCACTTGAACTATTTGTGTGCGTTGCGATTGTAGTTCCGTCATCTTTGAATACGATATCAGCACCGCCAGCATCAAGAATAATATCTCCACCAACATCAAGAGTTAAATCTCCAGCTGGAGATATGGTAGATGCAGTTAGTGTGCTACCAACGACAAGTGTTCCCGATACATCAAGGTTACCATTAACATCAATGGTTGTAGCATTAATTTCTATTTCTGTATCAGCTACTAAGTCTAAAACCCCGTCTGCACTTTGGTGAATATATGTTCCCGAATCTCCAAACTGAAGTTGTCTGGTGCTGTTAAGAAGAACACCTGTATCAGCAACATGTGTGAGTGTTGTATCTTGATCTGCGCCGAAGTAAATTACTGAATTATCTGCAAGATAAATATCAGACCACTCTAATGAAGTTGTGCCAAGAGTGGCACCATCAGCTGACGATGGTGAAAAACTGGTTGTTGCAAGTGCAGCAGTCAGAGTTACTACTGAAGCAGTTGCACTAATACCACTAGTCAAAGAAGATGCATCTCCGATTAGAGTATAAATCTCTAAGAAATTGTCATTAACTTTATCTATAGCTACTCGTAGATTATCGCCAGTGCCATCATCTGCTGCACTACCTATTCCAATTGATTGATTTGCCATCTATACTCTCCTAGTGTTATTTATCATAAAAATATGGTTATTAATCATGTAGGATCACCAAATGGATTAGATTCCGAAAAGTCTAAGACTGTATCATCTAATGTATCAAACAATTCATTTTGTGCGGTCTTGTCATTTACATAATCACCAATATAATAATCTTCAGATATAATATATTCATTATCGCCAGTTTCAAGTAGAATACTTTCACCAAACGACGATGGATCATCACCCACACTAACTGTTGTGGCATCTACAGTAACATATGTTATATCAGATGTATAAGAAGATCGATCTACAGTTAATCCCTCACCAACAACTGATGCATTTTCAAGAGTAATTTGATATTCGGAACTGACAATTGATAGAGAATCTTCTATTGCATCAATTTCAGTAATACCTGTTTCAAGTGTTTCTGAACCATAATCAAACAGACGACACCTCATTTTATAAACTGGGTTGTTGTCCAATTGATGGAAAGGTTCATCATGATCTACAAAGTTAATCTCAAATAATTTTTTAAGTACAGGGTGATAAATTGCATCACCCTCAAGAGGACGATCAGAATCAGTCGCATCAGTTTCATTTATGATATAAAATATATCACCTGATAGCGCAGATTCAGAAATTGAGCCAGCCTCCAATTGAATAGAACCAGACGATGTTGAGTCTGTTGATGTTTCAATCTGTATTTGTTTTGTTTTTTCTTGAAATCTTGTCTTACTTACAACAAAGGTTGCTTCACTTAGGTTCTGTAAACCAAACTGAGACATCAGTTCTTGTTCTCCAGCATAACCACCACCAGAATCTTCCATATACATTTCGATAAGAGATTGGGTGTTGAACTTGGATAGTGCATCTTCACCAAGAACATTATCTTCTGCAACAAGTGTGCGGTCAAGATAATATACATCGTGACCATGAATTTGAATTGCTTCTGCAATCAAATTAGCATATAATGATTGTTCAGCTGTAATTACTTGTCCCGTAGTCATTAGCTTGGACTCCCTACATCACCAAATGGATTTGACTCATTGAAATCCAGCAATGTATCATCTAATTCATCAAACAACTCATTTTGAGCTGTCTTATCTATAACACCATCACCAACATAATAGTCTTCTGATATAATGAACTCATCGCCACCAGTTTCAAGTAGAATACTTTCACCAAACGACGGTGGATCAACCGGCACTAATGTACTATCCAGAGTTATCTCTGAAGAAGAGAGGTCAAAATAAGTAAAATCTAAACTAAACGGTTGGTTAACAATTGATGGATTTTCAAGAGTAATCTGATATTCCGAGCTAGCAATTGATAGAGAATCTTCAATTGCATCAATTTCTGAAATACTTGTTTCAAGCAATTCTGAGCCATAATCGAATAAGCGACAACGTAACTTATATACTGGATTGTTGTCTAATTGATGAAAAGGATCGTCATGATCTACAAAGTTAATCTCAAATAATTTCTTTAGTGTTGGATGATAAATTACATCACCCTCAAAAGGACGATCAGCATCAGTTGCCGCAGTTTCATTTAAAATATAAGATATTTGGCTATCAGAAACCGTACCAGATTCTAATTGAATTGCACCAGATGATGTTAAGTCTGTTGCCGTTTCTATTTCTAATTGTTTTGTTTTTTCTTGAAACTTTGTTTTACTTACAACAAAGGTTGCTTCACTAAGGTTTTGCAAACCAAACTGGGACATCAATTCTCGTTGGCCACCAAAGCCGCCACTAGAATCTTCCATATACATTTCAATGAGAGCCTGTTTATTAAACTTGGATAGAGAATCTTCACCAAGAACATTGTCTTCTGCGACAAGTTTGCGGTCAAGATAATATACAGAGTGCCCTCTATGGTGAATAGCTTCTGTAACTAATTCCGAATATAAAGATTTCTCAACTGCTAAGTGTGTGCGCCACCGAAAAGCACGAGGTTGGTTAGAAATTGCGGCTGGAAGACCGTGAGAATGAAAATGCTTATTAACTGCCATAATTTACCCTACCATGTAGTTAACTGGCAACTCAAATGTAAGCTGAATTTGTTCCTCTAACTTATTAATCTCCTCCAATGCCTGTGAATAAATAGCCTCACCATTCATAGTGACACCACCAAGCATAGCAACACCACTAAACTTAGATAGGTTTGCCCCCCATTGTTGCTTAATAAGAGCAGTTGCATATCTTTTTAGAAATATGTCATCAAAAATATCCGTAAATGTTGTTGGATCAATTTTGCGATAACATTCTGCAATGATAAAGTCTTCACCAGCAATAAAATCGTTTGACCAATCACCATCAATGTAAAGACGATTCTGATGTTGGTTAAATCGAATTGGCGTCTCACCAACAAGAATGTGTTCTAGAAGGTCAAGGTTATCCATGGCCATCTGATACTGAATTACAGAGGTAGAAGATAGATCATAAAGGTCATTAAGACGCAACTGATAACGAACATCAAACATGTTTGAACCACCACCCGTACCTGTGAATGGCCAGACCTGTATCACCGACACAACAGCAGACGGCATTGGAATAAAATTACTACCTTCTAGAAATGTATCAGTAATAGTGTTGTCTGCGGTATCAGTTCCAATTGAGGTTATGTTTGTTTTTGCCCTTGCAACATCTGCTTC